CTCCAACGGTGCTGAAGTATGCTGCAGACCAATAGAAGCAATAGTGCCTAGTTCCTGCGACAGTACCAATCTGGTCTGTAATAGTGCCGGGGTTTGCTAGAGCATACTTAATTGTTGTACCAGTAACAGCAGTAACAACAAAAGTCCCGTTCAAAGTAGACGGAGCTAGCCCTGCAACAACAACACTTTCACCTACATAAGCATAATGACTGGCAACAGTAAGAGTTACTGAACCTCCAGACCATGTAGCAGCAGTTGTGGCAATCGTTGCAGCCTGTCCCGTGATAGCGACAGCACCAGAGGGAATAATTGTAGTATCACTACCAGCACCAAGAGTTGATGGGCCAGTAGTAGCGTAAGCAAAAGTAGAAGGAATATAACTACCAGTACCAGCACCGTCAGCACCAAAACTAATAATACTAAATTGTGTACTGCTCGCTACACTGTAGACATAGGTTTCTCCGTCGCACGCAAGCGCACCACTATTAGAAATTGTGACACCATTACCTGCAGTGCAGAAATGTGCCGTAGGGGTAACAACAGTTACAACAAACCCTAGAGAGCGTGTCATGCTTGTAGCAGCATTAACTCCAGTGACAGTTCCACCAACGGTGCTGGTCTGGTTTGCTAATACTAGCGCATAAGTAAACGTAGTAGTAGTAGGTGTGGAAGCAATAACAAATGTACCATTGAACGCTGCATTAGTCACGCCAGATATAGTTACAGATTGTCCTATAACAAACCTATGTGCGCTAGTAGTAGTTATAGTGGCTACGTTTGCACTAACTGTAGCGCCAGTAGCACCAATAGTTCTGTTAGGTGCAAAGACGTTACCAGAACTAATAGTATCATGTCTACCGGGAATTGCTTGTTGAGCTATACCTTGCGACGTAAGCGCACGAAAAGACTCAATAGCAGCCCCATCAGATAATGTTCCATCACTACTGCGAAACAGAGTGTTAGAACGCCATCCTGCACCAGTCCAACTATCGTCACCTTTTATAACATCACCAGTGGTGAGCGCTTTTGTGGGGTCGGCAGTGTAGATGAGAGTACAAGAAGTGAGGTTAGTTGTGCTTCGAGCGGTATACTTAAAGTATGCTAAAGCGCTAGCGTTGGAACCTAATTGGACAACAGCATACCCACCAGTAGTTTGAAATGAACCTGCTGCTTGAATCGCAATAGTCTGCGTACCAGTAAAACTGCTACACAACAATCCGTTAGAGCCTGCTGCTACAGACGTAGAACCAGCATTAGAATGCGTAGTGTTAGGGCCATTCCAATCGCTACCATAACTATCACCTAAGAAAGAATAGGTATAGCCATCTTTACCGTCGTAGGGAAAACCGAGGTCACCAGAAAAGACATCCCACTTACGTGTATCGGTAGTTAACGTAGGGCGAGCATACGGAACCACAATAGGGCTACCCAAAGGTAGCGTATAAGTTTTGCTAACAGTTCCCAATACCGTACAAGCGCCGGGGTTAGCTGAAACTGGAACAGTGAACCGAGTGCGGGCAGCAATGTTTACGGTACCAGTAAAGGTACCATTGTAGGCTGCTGGAGTGAATCCAGAAGTTACTACAGTAAAAGTACTACCGTTGGTAACCTGTAAATCGCCCACTACGGTATATGTCATTAATGATGCGGTTGCCGTAGCAGAACTACATGTCATGCCAGAGAACTCTTGTGCAAGATGTGCGTTATCTGGAGCAGGGGTACCTATTGCCTGAGACACCATAGTTGGTGTAGTAAAGTTTAAGGTAGCCATTATGCGTACGCCACACAACGCCATTTGGCGGAGACCGTATTGTAAACAAACCCAATATCAAGCCTGTCTGTGGTTACAGTTATTGTAGGCAGTAATGCTGTTGAGGCTTCAAACTTTGCCCCCCAAGTTATAGCACGGGCAGCAGTACCAACAATATATATCCACAATTTGTCTCCATCGGCAGGAGTACCAGTAAGGTTAGTAGTAAACGATGCTATGTCTACCGTTTGAGCAGTAAGGCCGAAAACGTCAGTATTGTCGGTGTTGATAGTTGGAGAAGCAGCAGAAGATGTAGTGCTCACTCTCGAAGTAACACGCTTGTTGGTTAAAGTTTGCGTATCTGTAGTTCCAACAATAGTTCCAGTCGGAGCAGCAACAGCAGTAATAGCCCCTGCACCAGCACCCTTTAAGATGCCCGTAGGGAGAGTCGACGCAGCGGTACCACCTTGCGCTATTGGCAATGGAGAACTTAAGCTTGTAGATACTACGGTTGGGCTAGGATAGGTTCCACTTAAACTGCCACCGGCACTGCCAGAAGGGGTGCGAGCGTCAGAGAGACGGCTATCGTTACCAATGGCGACTGTAAGGCTAGTAGCACCCGTAGGGATTCTAGCAATATCTAGTGTACCCGTTGTAATAGTAGAAGCACCCTGAACGTGAGCCGTCGGAGTACGAGCATCAGAAAGGCGTGAGTCATCACCAGCAGCAACAGTACCAGAAGTCGTTCCAGTCGTTACGCTAATAGCAGGAGAAGCACCACCAGAAGAAACAATAGGCGCAGTACCAGTAACAGTCATAACAGACCCTGCTGGACCTTGTGGACCAGTCGGTCCCAATTGAGTGTACATGACCTGTGTTGCAGTCAAAATGACAGCAGGCCCTACAGGTCTTGTTGGACTGGTCCCTGCCGCATTGGTATGCAAATAGAGGCTAGTGTCGGCAGAGAACCAACGAAGTTCCAGATAGTCGTTAGCGGCCAGAGTAATAACATAATTCCATGAGGCTACGCTTGTCCCATCGTTGCCTTCTAGAACTAGGAAAGTATTAGAGTTCGCTATGTTTGTACCGTTTAATGCGAACCATATTTCTATCGCATCTTTACCTGCATCACTTTTATCTATCTGTGCAGAGAACTGTAGGTTATAGGTGCCTGCAGTACTGAAAGTTATCTTCGTGCCAGTAACAATTGTAACGCCGTTTGTTTCGGCTGTCGTGTTATACGACATCGTGTTAAATGATGTAGGAGCACCTACGTTTGTTTGTGTGGTTGTGTCATAGAAAACTCCATATGCTCCTAGTGTACCGCCTAAACCTACAGGCAGGTTCGCTAGAGGAACAATAGAACTTGAGTTTAGGGGAGCATAGCCACTAGCAGCGCCCTTATTGGCGCTAGATTCTTTAGCGGATATGGTGGTATCCATTGCGGCAATCTTGGCAGCAACACTAGATGTTGCGCCTCTCGCAGAGACTAAATCTGTACCGATAGCATTAACTTCGAATGCTAAATCGTCGTGATATCCAGAGTGGGTATTGGGTGTAGCGGGGCTTGCATCAGTTATTCCCGTGGTTAATGTGGGAGCAGCGCTAGGATAATTTGCAGCCATTTGGCCCTCCAATCAGGCAAAGTCTTACTAGGGTACTCTAGAATCGTTTCTAAGGCCCCTGTGTGCCCCGTGAAGAGCCGTAAATGTGAAAGTGGGGTAAACCCCCTACTCCGACTTTACAGGTCGGGTAGGGGGCCTACAGCCCGTCTAATAACTAACTGCCATAACGCAGCGAGAGACTAGGTGTGCTTAAGTACGTAGATTCCATTCGAATCAACAACCGCCGAGTCAACACGCATAACAAAACGGAACGTAACAAGGTCCGTGTTAAACGCATAGTCCTCAGAACGAGCGACTTGAACGCCACCCGCCATACGGACATAGAACGCACGAGGGTCACCAAAGACAACAGACTTCGCAGTCGTTGCAATAGCAGCCACGTTCGGGTCAGTAAATACTGGCCGTCCGAGGATTGTGTCAGGAGTACCAAGCGCAAGACCCGGCTGCCAGATGTAGGCAGACGTAGAGTCCTTAAGCTTGCGAACCGCTTTGAGGGTGCTGTCCTTCATAAGGAAAGCGCCGTTGTTGCGGTACGCAGTTGCTGGAGCGTGGTACAGGTCGATAAGGTCATCAGCGATGATGGTAATTGAACCCGCTGCTGCAACCGAAGTCGCACCAGTGACAATTCCAGCAGGCTGAGCCGAACCAGTACCCGTAACAAGGTATCCGCCAACGCCATTAGCGAGAGCAACACCAGACTGACGAGCAAGGAAATCAACAATGTCGATACCCGAGTCCGCAAGAAGCTCATTGCTCACCTGAATTAGGTGCGCAAATTTGTAACTACCGAGAGTCACACGGTCAAAGGCAGGCTCTGACACGCCGATTGCTGAAGTCTCAGAAACGAGAGCAGCAGTTGAGTATGAAGTCTGCTTTGGAATCTGAAGGTTCTCTCCACCAGCGGTGTTAAGAACTGTCGGACCCATTGCAAGAACATTCGAGTTCTCAACAAAGTACTCAACAAGCTGGTTGTAGAACGAAGTCGGTACAACCGACCCACCCGAACCAACCTTGGATACGGAACGGAACTCAGCATTGCGCTGCTCTCCGCTAAGAAGACTACGAAGCACAGCCTCGTCGCCGGTGTCACGAGCCTCAGCAACCTGAGCGGCTGCAGGACGCAGACCCTCAAACTTTGCACGAGCCTCATCTGACTTTTGGTCTCTTTCAGCACGCTCTACGAGGGAATTGATGCGTGAGTCAAGCCCGTCGATAGCAGCGTCAAGACGCTCTACCTTCTGGGTGTCCTCACCATTGAGGCCATCGGCCCCAGCGGTCTCAAGGACTGAACGCATCTCCTCGACAGCGTGGCGACGCTCAGAAAAGAGCGCCTCTACATTGTCATAAGACATAATTGTTTCTCCTAATGTGTTTTGATACTCACACCACTACACGTTGGTAGAGTGTGGCAAGAACCAATAACCTTTTGATTATCGGGTATAGCAATACGGGTGGTGGCTACCGGCCCGTGATACGAAGACGTAAAGCCATTTCTTTAGCTTTAGCGTCTCGAAGGAGGCGTGATGCTTCTTGAGAAGAAAGGTGAACAGTGTTCGGCCCCTCTTTCTCAGCATCAGCAACCACCAGAGCTTTATCTACCTCATCAGAACTACCACGATGTTCGGGTACTTCTATCTGGTCTTCTTCTACGACGATTTCTTCAGGCATGTCCTCAGCGGGCATGTCGTGTGCGATATAGGTCTCAATGACATCTAACGCTTCGTCTGCGATTACATAGTCAGCAAACGTATGAGACTCCGCTGCACAGTATTCAACAAGAGTGTCCAATGCTGCTTTTACTATTGCCTTCTGGGTAGGCGTAGGAGCCTCTCCCATGATGTAGGCACGAAGTTCTCCAGCAGCACCAGCATCCACCAGCGTACCGATATCTGTATTAGACATCTTTGCTAGTGAACGTAGAGCGCTAGACGCTTCTGTATATGCAGGATAAGTGACAGGGCTAACGTCGTAGAGAGCGACTTCCACTAGGGTGCGCATAGGATAATCGTCCTCTGTAACTCCCCAACTGTCACGGATGACACGAAACCCGAACGAAGATTGGCTAATATCGCCACGACGCATAGATTCTGCAAGGTCTCTAGCCTGCTGTGTGTCAGGTAAATCTACCTCGTAGGCAAGACCTTTACCGTCTTCTACCATACGAAGGGTTCCAGCCTTGTTGCGACCTAACACAAAGTTAGGGTCATGGTTAAATAAAGCTCTAACGTCGGCTTCAAGGATAGTTTTCTTGAAAGCACCGGGCGCTACTTGCTCCACAAACCCACCAAGGTTTTGGCTAAGGCTGTTAAAAACTGACGCATAACCTACAATGGTTGTACCATTTGCGGCTGCACGTACTTCAAATTCGTTTGTAATAGTTCTACGTTCTACGTTACTCATGGTGTTCCTCCTTGCGGGGTTCCTGCAGTCATGTTGAGGGGTTTCAGATATACGTCCCCGCCACTTACTGGAGCACGGTCTTCCATAGCCCGTACCTCGTTAACTGAAAGCCACCCATTTCCTAGAGCACTGGCGTAAGCCTCATATCTGGCCCCAGTGTTTCCTCGCATCAAACCGTCAAGGTTAAACTTGATGAAATAGCCATCCGAATAACCCGGCAGAAGCCTTTGTAAAGATGCTTCAACACGCTCCAGCCACGGAGAAAGAGTCCAACGGACAAAACCGATAGACTGTTCTTCTAGACCGCTACCCCACGAAGTGCTATTGCTACTATCGTTAAGAAGGTGAGAAGGCACACCATAGAGTCTGCATACTTCTTGAATCTGAAACTGTCTAGTTTCTAAGAATTGTGACTGCTCTGGAGTGAGAGTAATAGGGTCGTAAGTCATTCCCGCTGTTAGAACAGCAAGACCAGAAGACTTCTGTGTACCCCGATGGTAACTATCCCACGACATTTTGAGAGCATCTACTGCTTCTTGTGAAATGTCTCCAGCTTCTTTCGGGATAGTGATAACACCACCCGGTGTTGAACCGTTCTGGTAGAAACGTCCCGCCTGCTCTTGAGCAGAAAGGCCAACACCAAAAACGTCCATAGCGGACTGTAAAGGAGATAGACCGTAAAGACTGCCGGGAATACGAATCCCCGGAATGTGGCATATTTCTTGGTCATCTAAAACGACACTAACTTGTCTGCCACTCATCTCGGTGTTAGTTACCGTATACCGAAGTTTACGGTTCTCATCACGAGAAATCTGTACGTTATTGGGGTGTACAGGCCACAGTTCTGTCACGTTGCCATCACCATCACGTGGTGTAAGCAAATATGCATTACCGTGAAGGAGAAGACTAGAGAACACTTGGTCGAACATACCTACCCGAGTCATCTCAGGGTTGGGTTGGTCTAGCCAAGGTTGGCGTGGAGCAGGGAAACGAGTCCCATTCTTACGAACATAAAGTCCGACAGGTAAAGTTGCACAGTTATCAGTGATAATACGAACGCAACCGTACACAGCAGAAAGCCTTAAAGCGGTCTGCTCTGACACTGGCATTCCCGTACTGCCCTGAGCGGTAAGGTTAAAGTCTGCACCGCTACCCCAAACGCTCTGGTAACTGAGACTTCTTTCCTCTGATTCTTCTCGGCCAAATAGCCTATTGAATATTGTTGCCATAAATATGTCCTTCTTCCTGAAATTCAGCACTCATTGGTGCTACTTAGATTTGTCGTAGGCATTAGCAATAACGATAGCGCTAGCACCTATCACATAAAGTTGCACCCATGTTGGCGAAGTAACTATCGCACCAACCATCAAACTAAGTCCTGCTAATTCTAGAAGTAAGACAAAAATACGTTTCATGGGACCTCCCCAATTAGAGATTGATGATGCGGGGGACCACTACTCTTGGTTCCTCCCACGCAATCGCACGAGAGTAAGCAATGACAGCAGCAACCGCAAGGTCAATCTTGCGTTCAGATGATTTAGTAGACTTAGTGATACGAGCACCACGAGCATCCTCTTTGAGAATGCAGTTAGCAAAATGTCTCGTAAGAGCAGCATCCCCATTATGGGAAAGTTTGCCATCACGGACAGCATCATAGAAAGCCTGAGTAGCAGGAGCCATACGGCCAATGCTGTTCGTAGGGAACTCCACAAGAGGAAGTCCTTCGCCTTCTAGAACATCAATGCTTCGCTCCCAACGGTACGGGTCTAACACGATTTCTCGTACCCGATATTTGGAAGCAATATCACGAATGGCTTGTTCTACATCTGCGACAGGTACACGCCAATGTTCGTCATCTATTGGACGTTCCCAATGGCCTAATACTTCGATATGGAAATCTTCCAACGAAACACCAATAAGCGCAGTAGAGTCACCTCTCCACGCACCATCGAAACCAACAACAATGTTTTCTTTCTCCTGAAGATGTCTACCTTCAACAGTAAGACTGTCCCAAGCACCATGAGGAAGCCACGCATTATGCGTCTCTGTCCACTGGTTTAAATAATACCGACGAAAAGCAGACTCGTGTTGTTGTTTACGAGCCGCTTCCATATCGTCAAGCCGCTTAAACGAACCAAGAGCAGGGTTAGCCTCATACCAAGCGTGCCTATCATCTAGGTCACACTCTTTATTAGAAGGCTCCCACCATTTGAAATAGAACGAATCGTCTTCTAT